TTTTACCCATAGGGGTGGAAAGGATTTGTGCTTTTCCTTTAAAATTATTACCTTCCTGTACCAGAGAAGTAATCTTATGAGATACGCGGTCAAGATTCACAGTAGGACCTTCGGGGTGACCGAGTTCACCAAGAGCACGACCCTTATTAACGAAAGCTTCGCAATAGCGATTTACTTCTTTGGTAAGAGTTGTAATAGGATACATTCTCCCATTACGGTTCTTGATCTCACCTTGGAGGAAAGTTCCTTCAATATACAGTTTCTTGTTAGTACCGGTACCTTCGGTAATAACCTGTACGTTTGTTACTTCTTCTGTGATAAGTTTCATCTTAGATGTTAAATGCGACGGGGACTCCGGTTACAGTACCACCAGTTGCAGTTACTGCGGCACCAATATCCTTTTCTACAATCTCACTACTATTAGGAAGCAGAGTGAGAGATACTGCTACACTATTAGCAATAGCAATAGTTGACTTATTACTAGCATGACTATTCACCAAACGCACTACTCTAGCTGCAGTGATAGCAGCATCGGTAACAGCAGATTCAGTTCCTAGTGGTTTGACAATCATTCTTCTGATTCCTCTTCTGTATCAGTTTCTGTTTCAAGTTCATCAACTACCTCATCAGTAGTTTCATCATTTTCATCTTCAACTTCAGGGTATTCAAATTCTTGACCAAACATTGCATTGGCAACATATGGTCTTGCAACGTCAACTCTTTCTGCTGCTTTTGCATACAGAAGTTCTTTCATTTTATCGCTAATATTAGACGCCGAAGCATCAGTAGCGATCAAATCGACAACATCTTCCATGAAAAATCAATATGTAATATAATATATTTATAACTCAGACTTTCTGGTATCCTTTTCATACTTGGTATCGAGTGCCATGGCAGCAGCAGATGCTGCTTCCATATCAGGTTCTGCAGGAACTTCTCCCATTCCCATCGCATCTTCACCCATACCTTCCATTCCTGAACCTTCACCACCCTCTTGAGGTAATGGTTGTCCAGTTATTGGATCAATAGTTGATGGATCTGGAATAATACCTTTTTGGATCTCATCTTCAATTTGATTATCAATCTCAATAATTTCCTGATCAGTTTGACGAAGGATTCTCTTTCTTACATATTCCGTAGAGTAGTACTTACCAATGAATGGTTCTACTTGGGAAAGAAGTGTAAGTCTACCTTCAGTAAGTTCTTTCTCTTTGAGTTCGGCAAACTGGTTATCGTATAAGAAATCATATTGAATATGATCTCTCATTACCTCCCAATCTTCAGGAGTAATGATATTCTTAAGAATCAATTGCGTCTTAAGCATGTCATTAAACAATTGAGCAAAACGCTTTCTTAGACGACCAACAAACTTAGCAAACTTTAATTCATCTCTTAGAATCTCAGAAGAACGACCGAGGTTAAAACCACCATCAGAAGCGATTCTGGATTCAGGAACACCAAGTGCTCTGTAGAGTTTCTTCTGGAAATATTCAATATCCGAGAGTTCTCCCAGATTCTGACCACCAGGTAGGGTTGTAATCTCAGTTCCTCTACCACCTTCACGGCGAGGTAACCAGAAGTCCTCCATCATGGACATAAACTTACGATCATCACGGACTTCACCAGTCTGTGCATTATATGCAAGTTTATTTCTGTAGCGAGACATAACCTCTTTGAGGTATTGCTCTGCCTTTACCTTAGGAAGATTGCCAACATCAATGTAGAAAATTCTACGTTCTGGTGCTCTTGATATTCTATAGATGACAAGAGAGTCTTCAATCATACGTAACTGATTGAGACCTTTGATTGCCTTATGAAGATATGAAAGAACTGTATTCTTGTTTCTATCTACTAAACCAGAAGTGCAATATGTAACTGCATCCTTTGCTAATTTAATTGACTTAGAACTTCCACGACTCATGGCATTCAAACCATAAGTTGCATTTGGGGATGGAGTATATTGGAAATACTCATCAAACTCCATTCCTTTCTGAATATCCTGCGCCTTATTAATCCTTATAACACCATTGTCATATTTTCCGTTAGGATCCTTTTTCTCCTGACGGATATATTTAATTTTTAATGGATCAATATATCTTAATTCTTTAATACCTTCTTGAGGCGCCTTTAAGTCGATAACTTTCAGATAGTAAAGTCTTCCGTCAACATACCAGTTGCGAAAAATTTCATGAGACTTTCTATCAAAGTCTAAAATTTCTTTGAGATACTTGAATTCTGATCTAATCTTTTTCTTAAGACTATCGCTTGCATTAAGATTAGAAAGTTCAATCTCTACAGGAGAATCATAAAGATCGCTAACGATTGCTTCGTTAACGACATCTTCAATCGCCCCATCCGCTTCTGGATGGAGAGACATTTCTCTATATCTTTTTATTAAATCATGCTCTGTTTTATAAACACCTTCAATATCAACATATTGACCATAAAATCCACTGCTGATATAATTATCAACCCCGTCCTGATTAGTTTCAGGAACGGGGGAGACAATTGAAGATGACTTATTCTGATCGCCGTCAATTGAAAAACCAAAAAGTTTGGCCATAATAAGTTAAATGAGTCTTTTCCTTCTTCTATTTAGTTGATGTCTTCACCACCAGCATTTGAACCAGTGCCCTTAGAAGCTTCCCACCACTGAACTTGAAGTTCAACAGTGAACTCTTGAATGCCTTGGGCATCATATGAGAGTTCGATTGGTGCTACCTGAGTTGGGAATACATCATAGAAACGATAGGATCTGAGAACAGAACCGTCACGATCTAATTGATAAACATAAGCATCTGCTTGATAATCTGCTGGATTGACCAGACCAGTATTATCAGATACTCTGTTGATGGTGTTCATCCAACGTTCCATAGCGGAACGAATGGCAAAGTCGGTATCGTTCAGAACGGTAACAGTCCAAGAATCGAAGGTTCTATCCCCTGCGATTTTTAGAACACGACCTCTGAAAGGTACTTCGATCTGTGCAATATTAGATGCTGGCATATTAGCACCCTTGACCAGGAATCTTGATTTCTCAAGAGTCGCAGAGTCTGGTTGTGCCAGATCTGGGAACTGAAGAACGACTTCAAAGAGGTTGGCGCGAGCGCCACCACCCGTTAACTTACTCTTGAAGTCGGTAATCTTCCTTAATGGGGGTGGATTAATCTGTTTTCTAGATGGCATTTGAGTTAACCTCTAATTGAATTAAACGGAGCCGATTACTTCTTCAAAAGCAACACCAGTTCTGGTGGCAATGAAGGTCAGTCCAATGAAGTTGATTGATCTTGCTGGCTTGATGAAGATATCTGCAACAAACTCATTGCTATCAATGACAGCAGCGGTGTTGTTAGTCTCATCACAGACGACAACATAATCGAAGATTCCACGCTTAGATTGAACGTCGCGCAGGAATGGTTCTACGATGTTTACAAAGTTAGTTCTTGTAATCTCATCGTTGAACTCGAAGAGGAAGTCCTTAGCAGCAGCGGAGATTGCATCTTCCAGGAAGATGAACAGGCGGCGGACGTTGATTCTATCGAACGCTGAGGACTTACCAAATCCAGTCTTATCACCGAAGAGGATAATTCCTGCTCCAGGGGAGAAGATAACTGGGTTGATTCTGCTGGAATAGAGAAGATCTCTCTGCTTCTTACCAGGATTGTATGCAAGTTTAACTGCATTAAGAATTGCACCTCTAGAAGTTCCGGCAGGTGAGAACCATGGGAACTGTTCAACATCAGTTCTGGCACAAGTACCAGCAATGTCTCCATTTAGAGGAACATAACGGAAGGTGTCATTGAAGCGGTCATACATGTATTTGTAACCACTATCAAAGATTCCATAAGTTGTAGAAGTTGCTGAGGAATAGAAACTAATTACATTATCGGTAATAGTATCAATGTCCTCAACAGTTACGCTACCAACAGAGTTATCACTAATAAATGCTCCTCTGTATGGGGAGATGAATGCAACTGCATCCTTTCTTGCTTCAGCAACTGCAATACACTTATTAGCAAGTGCTTGTGCTTGAGACTTAGGATAGTTAGCGGAACCCATCAAGATGAAG